CCTCTAAATATTAATCTTAGCCCATCAATTTATAAAATCAATGGTTGCTTATTAAAATAATAATCAGAACTTATCAAATTAATAAGCAATCGATTGCTGAATTTCAGCCTTATCCTTGAAAAGGAAGCCATTTCTAAATTTTCTATTGGTATTTTATTTGTATGAATCTTTGCCTTGTTAATAAGATGGCATGGATTTTCTTGCGAAAATTTTTATTTAAATCTTTGATTGAAGTATATATTTTAGCTCATCCTAAAACAAATGTGAGTTAAATATAACTTTTCAATCAGTTTGGCATAAATTATCAGACGGTTTGGCACAAAAATATTACATAAAATAAATAATAAATATTATTATTAATATGTCAATTTGGCATACTAAAAATATTAATTTTGGGTAATCTTGATAACAATTATCTTTAAGGCTCATGTTTATCGACATGCTTTACCATTTTTTGTAATTCTTCAATTGGGTTTTTGTATCCCCAGGTGTTAGCAGGAACTTTTGATATTTCTAGCTTGCTGCCAAACATTCTTTTAGCTTTTCCTAAATATTCTTTCCATGTTTCCGTACTTACATATTGACTATAATTATCCCACTTTTTAAGCTCTGGATGTTCAGCCAAGATAAACTCCTTGCAAAATTGAGAAGCTCGTGGTAATTGATGCGTAAATAAATTATCATCAAGCAGATAGTTCAAAATTGCATAGATATTACTTATGCTTGTTAGTAATTTCCCATGAGTAACACTTAAGATTGTTTCAATATCAAATTTCATCTTTCCCTCCATTGATTATCAGCTAACCTTCCTGAGCAGTCAGTGAAAGTTCTGAATCTATAGAGCTTATTTCTTTATTGATAAACTTTTCAGTGATTGTAAATCATTTCCATCTTATAAACATCATAAGTTACGTAATTGTCAAACATTCCTTCAATTGGAATATCGCCACCATGTAATTACTTTTGGAATATTCTCATTATAAAACCTTGATTAAAGCCTTTTATAAAAGAACAATCTTCAGATTCAATTTGCTTCATTTTCTTACTAAAAATTTTATCATATTTTCTTGGGAAGTGTCGCCATGATAAAGATTTTTCATCTTCTATAGTAATTATAAATTTACTTATTCTTATCATTTCATCAAATATCCATTCACTATCTTTATGAATATGTTCTAAAACTGCCATAGTAAATATTAAATCAAATTCATTATCCTTGAAATTTTTAATATAATCTTCTATAGCCCCAACTAAAATTTTAGAATTATTATAACATTCTTTATAATATTCCTGCATTATTTTTATTGCATTTTCGTTAATTTCAATGCCTGTTAAATTTTTAAAATTATTCTTATACAAATAATTCAAATTCCTGCCAACATTACTGCCTAGTTCTAAAATTTTAATATTATTATCAAAATGATTTTTAATTATTTGCAATAAATATTCACTCCTCTCTAATGTTATATCATTATCAAGATATGATTTGGGACTATTATTTAAGTCCGGATTTTTCCAATAGTTTAAAATTATTTCTTTAGGCTTATTTTTGAATACCTTTAATAAATTTTTAATCATTTTAATACCAGTAATTTTTAATTATAACCCTAAATTAGTCAAAATTTGTGAAAATCCATTAACTGAAGTAAATATAATTACTGGATAAGATACAGTACTTGAAGGTTCTTCGATAGTTATTCCTATCCCTTTAAATTTATAATCCGGTTGATAAAATGTTTGATACCCAGGTCTTCTGAGAGGGTTTGTTGAATAAGTATATACTTCTTTAATTGTAGATGCAACCCAACCTGAAACTCCATTTAATACATTAATGGCTAATCCATAAATTACTTTTAATTTTTGGGGGGAAACTGATCTTAGTGTATAATATAAAGCCAATATACCAATACCATTATAATCTATATATTTAATATTAGGCATAGGGACATCTCCAGAATCTCCAGGCGTCCAAGTTTCAAATGTTGTATTACCTTGATCAGTGAAAGTTTGACAATAATCTTCGCTTTTAAATTGTCTAAAATTATTCCCATTATCAATACGTGATATTAAAATAAATTTACCCCCTCCAATATAGACCATTGAAGTTTCTGTGCATTTAATTGTCCCTGAATATACATTATAAGAAGTCCAAGTTAAACCATTATTAGTAGATTTAGCTACATATACATTATAAGTAGATGTGCTAGTGATTATGCCATACCATGTTTGATATAAATATCCATTTTCATCTTCAATTAATTGTCCATATGGGGAATAAGCATTATTTGAACCTGTATTGAGAGTATATTCTGAAGACCATGAATTACCATCATCATCAGAATATTTAAAAGCTATATTTTGCCATGTAGAAGCTTGATAATATTTACCATAAAATATTATTAATCTACCATTTCTGGTATATCCACCTGCTACATTTCTCAAATCATAATTTGCTTCATAGAATATTTGTGTTTCCGAACTCCATGTTAATCCGCCATTAGTACTTTTTATCATATAAATACCAGCAGGATAATTTATATGTTGAGTACCTTTTCGATAAATATAAACCATAGTCCCATTAATTGGATTTACACAAAGGACTCCAAAATGATTATATTGAGATAGAGAAGATAAAGAAATATTTTGAGCATTAATTGTACTTTTTAATGGGAAAATAAATTGAGGAGTAAAATTACCTCCACTCCCTCCATTGGGGATTGCCCATTGACCTAACCCATTTAAAAAAGTAGATGAATTACCATTTAATTTAGGTAAAAATCCATGCCTTGTAGTAGTTGCATTCTGAGTGGTCTCATCTTGTAATGATAAATCGGTATCTTTAACTTGTGTCCAATTACCTAAACTATTTAGAAATTTAGTAGCATCCCCAATTAATTTAGGTAAAAATCCATGCCTCGTAGTAGTTGCATTCTGAGTGGTCTCATCTTGTAATGATAAATCGGTATCTTTAACTTGTGTCCAATTACCTAAACTATTTAGAAATTTAGTAGCATCCCCAATTAATTTAGGTAAAAATCCATGCCTTGCAGTAGTTGCATTCTGAGTGGTCTCATCTTGTAATGATAAATCCGTATCTTTGACCTGCACCCAATTCCCCAATCCATTAAAGAATTGTGTTGCTATTCCAGACAGTTTTTTCATCAATCCATGTCTTGTAGTATTAACATCAAGATTTGTATTATCAGTAGGTTCTGCTAATGTATCAAGTTTGACACCGGAAAATAATGTTTGAGGGGCAACCTTCTTGTTCTTTTGAGTTGGATCAGTTTCGCTTGTATCAACTATTTCTAAATAATCATTAACAGGATCAATTTGAGTTAGTGTTGTCATTTCTGTGATTTTCTTATCTGCCATAAAACCTCCTATATTAATCTTTTATTACCGTCTTCCAGTAATCGATAATAAAAATCTTCAGTTAATCTAAATTGATTATTTAATTGCAAAGAGCCCCCTAAGTAATATTCTAATAATCTTTTTGTATTATTTTCTGTCAATCTATATGAACCATCTTCAAGTAATTTATAATTTATAGGCATAATCCCAACTTGACGTAAACTTATTTTTGTTTTATTATTCATTAAATCATATTCAAATTTAGTCGCTCTAAAAATTATATCTAAATTGAACAATTTATAATATTTATTTGGCTGCCAATTATAAAAGATCCCATTTACTTCAATATCACATTTCAATCGAGGATATTTAATTTGATTCCATACATCATCAGCAACAAATTTATATAAAGCCTGATAATTTGTATAAGTGCCATCAATTCGTTTATATCTAATATTATCAAACTCTATCCAATATAATTGAGATTGATAATAAACTGCTATTCCTGAAAACCCCCCGCCTGGGAATGAACCAGCTGGTTGGTCAATAATTAACTCTTCACATTTAGGGTCATTTTCTACATAATTACCTAAATAATAAATATAATAATTAGAATCTTGTTTAGGCAATGAACCTTTATATACTTTTACTTTTAAACCCTCTATTTTATCAATTATTTTATAATCTGGTTCATTAATTAATTCATAATTTTGGATTTCATATATTTGATTAAATTCAACAAATCGGGGTAATAAATATAATTTCCGTTCAAATCCAATATAAGCTATTAAATTATAATTTATTAAAATAGATTTGAATAATTCCATTAAAGTATTATAGATATTATTATTGCTAAAATAGAAATTTAAATCAGCCCTAAAATCATTAAAAAGTATTGTAATATAATTTGTAAAATTTATTAATATTCTACCTTCAAATGTAGAATAACATTCAATCTGGTTAATATAATTATCATCCATAAATATTTGATTGATAAAAAAGTCTTTAATTATATCCAAAATTTTTCTCTTTTCATTTAAATCAGTATATCCAAATGGATTTGTTTTTGGGTCTAAATCTTTTATTCTTATTGTTTGGTCTAAAATAGTTAATTCCATTATTTTATCATCGCTGAGCTTTAATTTATCAGAATCTCTATCAACATATCCTTGCCAGATAAGATTATTATTTATGTAAATATATGCACTACACCAATTATTTGTAATTCTTTCCTGTATATATTGAAATGCTTCTATAACATCTTTAATATGCTCTTTAAAATATATTTTAATGTTAACTTCTCCCGGGAAATAAATTAAATCAGAATCTTCATCTGAACCTAATTTTATTTTGCCTATATCAATTAGAATTGGATATATAATATAAGATAAATCACGTGGGATTAATTGTATATCAATTCTTAAATTTCCTATAGGTATTTTTTCTTCGATTCGGAGTAAACTTATATCTCTCATTAATATTTTAACCTATTTTTTCTCAATTTATTTTTATCAACAGCAGTTACTAAATCCATACCATCTATTCTAAATATTAATTCATTATGCCATTTATCTAGTTTTTCAATAATAATATTATAATCAAATTGATTAGAAGATTGCAATATTGCTTCTTTAGTCATCAATGCAACCTCAGCAAAGCCTTTTGCATAATCCTTAGCTGGAGTAATTATCTCAGGACCTTTTTCACCAATAATAGCACCGCCCTCTGCATAACCAGGTATTTTTGTTTCTTGTATTGCTTTAACACGTGCCATACCTTGAATAATTGCAGTTGCTGAAGCAATTGCTGCCAAAGTTGGACCTACAATAGGAATACCAGCCATTGATTTGTATGCCGCTTGTGCAGCTTGGTAAGTATCTATTATTGTTTGTGCTATTGCAAATAATTTATATGCTGCAGTATGTTTACCAAATAATTGACTTAATGCCCCAAATAAATTGCTATATACTTCAAGTGATTTAGCTGCTATCTCATCATCTAATTCTTTTTTTCTCGTTTTATATTCTTCATCAAGTGCTAATTTCATTTCATTAAAATTTTCATAATATTTTATTTTCTGAAGTTCTGCATTATACCATAATTCTAATTCCTGTTCTTTATTTAATCTAATATATTCAAGCATATTACCATAAATTGCATCTTTTAATTCAATATCTTTATCCAGTTCTATCTGCATTATTTCATTAAGATTTTCTTTTCTTTCATCAATAATATCTTTTTGGATTTTTTTCTCAATTTCTTGGATACGATAATTTATTTCGGTAGTATCCTGGCCATATTTTATATATAGATTTTTCTTTTCTTCGAGATGTTTTTTTTGTAATTCAAGTAATATTAATTCATTATCAGTTTCTATTTTCAATAAATTTTCTTGATGTTCTTGCTCAATTGTAAGTTTTTTAGAAGCAAGTTCAAATTCCTTTTTAAGTTCTTCTTCTGATTTAGATTTTGTAGTTATCTGTTTTGTAACAGTATGTGGGCTTATCAGCATTTCACTTAGTAATCCTTTTCTTTCCTGCTCCAATAAAAATTTGCGTGTAGCATTAATATTATTTTCGCTTAATTCTTTATTTATTTCTTCTAATCTTAATTTTCGATATTGTTCATTATAAATCTTTAATGTTTCTGTTGCTTTTTGCTGTCCCTCACTTATACTAAACCATAATCCTGCTATTGTAGATAATCCTAATGTTAACCATCCAACTGGTCCCAAACTTAATTGTAATGTAGATAAACTTATTTTAAGAGAATTTATAGCTGGAATAAATCCAGTTATAATATTTTTAATTATAGCAGATATACCAGTAACATTTAAAGTAATTAATGCTGTAGTTAAAGCTGCTATAGTCCCAATAAATCCACTTAGCGTGGGAGATAATTGATTTAATTTTCCTATAAAATCAGCAATCATATTAATTAATGGAGAAAATACTTTTGATAAAAGTTCTCCTGTATTTTCTTTCAAGTCGCCAATTGCATTATTCATTCTTGCTATTTGTCCTACAGATGATTTACCCATTGCTTCTGCCTGCCCACCAATTCTTTCATTTAACATTTTAATTATTTTATCAAGATCTCCACTTTTTATTATTGCTTCATCAAGTCCTTTTACATATCGTCCAATCATTCCCGTATTTCCATTAAATAGATCTGCCATTGCCCTTGCAGCTGTATTCAAATCAGTTCCCATTACAGTAGCAAGATTAGCAGCTTGCAATGTCGCTTGTTTAGTCTGTTCTACTGATAAACCCATTGCAAGTAATTGTGCCATTACAGTTTCTGTTAAATCATCACCATAAATAGTAGTTTCCTGTAATTCAGCTGCATAATTTGTAAGTGTTTTTACATTATCTGCTGTAAATTGTCCAGTTTGTTTTAATGCAGTATTTAATTTTACGAGAGCAACTTCTTGTTCTTGATAAGCTTTTAAATGGGTGGTAAATGCTTGGGTTAATACTCCAAATGCTTCTCTGAATCCTTGAATTATTTCTCTTGCATTATTAAATCCTTGAGATATTGAAGTAACTAAACCATTAACTTCTTGTTTGCCGTATTTGAAACTTTTATAAAGTTCTTGTATATTTTCATCGGTTAATATAATTGAAGCAATTGCTTCTTTATTATCTATAGTTAGTTTTAATTTAATTTCATTGTCAGCCATATGAATTTATCATTTATAGAAGCTTGGTTAATAATTATTTTAGCATTTTACATAAGCAAAAAAATTGTCGGGATTTTTTTTAAAAAAAGAATAAATTGAACAAATCATTTTGATTTAATTTTATTCCACTCAGCAATTCTTAATCTCATTTCATTTAATTCTTTTACTCTAATTAAATAATACCATTCATAACACAATTTTACATCAAGATTTTCAATAATTTCTATTTTGCTTATGTCTCCTTCGCTTAATTTGAATATTATAGGATTTATTAATGTCACAGAAGGTTCATAATAATCAATTCTCAATTGGCTTAAATGTTCAAGTTCTTTATATGCTTGTTCAATTTTATTATTTAAGTCACAAAAGAGCTGTTGATATTTTTTATCAAACTGTTCTTTCTGGAAAAAAAATCTTGTATTATTTTATTTACTGTTTCAAAATCTTCTTCATATATCTCACCTTCAATTTTCTTGTCGAGAATTAAATTTAATAGTTCTATAATCTTATCTTCTGAAAGCAAAATAATTAATGAATTTTCAATATCATTTTTACCAATTGCAGATAAAATTTTTAAGATATAACCCCAGTCCTTTATTGTATATTTCTCTTTTAATTTATATTCCTTGCCATTTATTAAATACATTTAATTTTTCTCCTTATTTTCTGTTTTTATTAATGATTCTATTTTCCCATGTTTAATCACTATAAATGATGATATATCTTTTAATTCGTATGTGATTGTCTCATCTGGTACATTTGCTATAATTTCATTGCCGTTATGCTTTAAGCCAATTCGGGTACTCGAATAAAATATTTCATTGCCATTTTTATCATAACATCTTAGAGCATAAACTCCTTTTTGAACTTTTATTTTAATTTCCATAAATCCTCCTAATAACCAAATCGAATAGTTCCACCAGTTTTACCTGTCGTATCGGTAGATTCTCCTCCATTTAATGAGCCATATAAGAATGATATATCATTAATTGGAACTCTACCCTCAAGTATAATTTTCAATGTTCTTTCTTCATCGTTAATCACCATTTCATCAGTCTGTGATAATACATTAGCAGCAAAATCAAATTTATCATAAGTAGAACTACCATTTTTTTCCTGGAATATTACATTATCTAATAATCCTTTATTTAATCTTGTTATAAAATCTGAAATAGATGCTTCATTTCCTATCATTTCAAGTGTAATCATTAAATTATTAACTATACTGACATTATAAATATTTTTTTTACTTTCTGTCTTTATGTTAAGTGAGCGTGTTTGTATAAAATAAATATCACCAAGTGATGTATTAGCTGGCTTTTCAAATTTTTCTGGATTAAATCCTCTATAGATTGTTAAATCCGTTCCATCATCTGTTATTCCAGTAAATGTTACAGGTGTTGTGTTATCTGCTGAATCAATAAATACTAATGCATCATTATATGGAAATGCTCCTTCCATTGTTATTTTACAACTTCTTCCATCTTGATTATAAATCCATTCAAAATCAATACCTAAATTTTTACCATTAATAAATTTAAATACATCTTTATTAGAAGATGATTGTTTTTGTGTTATAACTTGAGTATCACAATTCCCATTAATCCATTCAAGCAATTTTTTAAATAAAAATATCGTTGGTTGTAATGTTTCTCCTTCTAATTTGAAATTAAGCATATTACGAAATTTTCGTTTCCTATAATCTTCAACTTGCTTAAAATGATTTATTGTTAATGTTGCATTTTTTCTTATTCCCCACGCAATTGGGTCAACTGGTGTAGATGCCAGTGTATTTTTATCACATATAACTATCTGTTTGAGTCCAGGTGCTGCGTACATTTTAACTCCTATTTTGTAATTTTATAATAATTATGATCCCTGTAATCATTAATATTATCCAGAATATTTTATTAATATTATAATCTTTTTTCTCCTTAATTTGCGTTACAGTATCAATCTTGAATATTGTTATCGAATCAGGCTTTACTTTTATATAAAATTTTTTTTCAACAGGATAATAACGAACATCAATTATTGTATCTTTTTTTGTTATTTTATTTGTAATAACTACAGTATCAGTTATAATTTTTGCTTTTAAAGTATCTTCAATAATTGGGCTCGCAACCTTAATAGTATCAATACGTATTTTATCAACATATCTTGTTGTTGTACAAGCTGATATAATAATAATTAAACAATATTTAATTATTCGAATCATTTATTTCTTAGATAATCATTTTGTGATTTTGTAATTAATGCGCCAATAATAAAAGTAATAGCTGCAGTAAGCCATAGTTCCCATGTTTCATAATTAATTCCTAATGCTAATAAAAATCCTGATAGAACTTTAAAAGTCCATCGTGTAATTATTCCAATTAGGAAAGCACCTGTTTTATCCCAAATTGATTTTCCATTCATCTTTTATTCCTCCTTTGTTAAAAAAAGTGTTTTTTCTTCAGCTCTTCTTTTTACAAGGCCTGGCAGCTCTTTCAATCCGCCGGGTTGTCTTGCTTTTGTCCATTTCATAAATTCTTCGCCTGCTTCAAGAATTTTATTTTCATTCAATAATTTCAATAATGTACTTTTTTTAAAATTTCCGATCCCAATATTATAGACCAAACTTAAAAGCGCATCAAATTGATTTTGAGTTAATTTAATTTTTACAAGTTCATTAATCGCTTTTTCAAATACAGTTAAATCTTGTTTTAATAGCAGTTCGGCCATTTCTTTATTTATTGTCATTCCTGGCTTAACATCATCTCCAGTATGGCCATAACCAATTGTGAGCTTGCCTGCGGGGCATCTATAAGCATCTAACCTCAATCCCTCATATTTCTTAATTAATTCAATACCTTTGTTTGATACTTTCATTTTCGATTTACAATTTATAATTAACAGTTAAACTTCAATATTGAATATTGGACATTGAACATTGCTCATTGAATATTGAATATTTAATTGAGCTTTTTATCCAATGCCTTCAAAAAAATCTACCGGACAAACAAATGTTGCCGCATACCACCAAATACCATTTTCCTCTTTTATCCATTCATCAGATGAGCAATAGATTTTTCTGTCGCTTCTTTTCGCCTCTAGTTCTAAACCACTTATTGACTTTATTGCATGGTCCAAATAATCTTCTGGTGTAAATTCACTTCTGAATCTTGCAACAACAATAACTCCGATTTCAACATCTCTATCTTGTGCAATTTTAGGCTTTGTCCCTTTATCTTTATAATTACTGCCTTTATATATGATTAAATAAGCCCCAATCGGATGACTTAATTTATAATTCTCAATGCTCGGGGGTATTTCAACAGGAATTCTCAAATTACCGCTCAATGTATTCACAGCAGCTTCAAGCTGTATTTTTATCAAATCTTTCAAATAGTTTATCATAAAGACTCCAGAATGTCTTTGCCAAATAACCTATCATCTTCTGTTTTATTAATTTTAATAAAACCAGATAAATCTTTTTTATTAAGACTTATTGTTATAATTCCTTCACGTATCTTTTTTAGCTTATCAATTGCATCCTTGTAAATATTTATAATTGATTCTGGCATATTCAGCTGCATTCTTCGTTTGTATAAATTATATATTGTAATATCAGCGAGTATGTTTTCGAGTTCACCTGGTAGAGGTTCTGGCAATGGCTCAATAAAAACATCTCTTAAATAACTTTCTAATTCATTACTCGCATTTTTAATTGCAATATCAATTTTACTTTCATCAATGATACCATTATTATTATCATCGGTAAGGCGTATTAATTCTTCTGTATCAATGTATTTTTGTAATATTTGTAAATCTATATATGCCATTATTCTCTTATTTTATAATTGAGTGCAGCCAAAAGTTTGCTGCACTCTATTTATTTCATGGTAATCTAATTCCTTCAAGTCTTGCTACTGCCAAATCATTTAGTAAAACTAAATCAACATCAAATTCTACACTATGTGTATAATGTACACCAACTAATCCAAGATCTTTAACTTCAAGTCCAATATTAGTAGCAATACTTAAATCTGCTCCTTCACCAAATCTAACTGCATAAATAGATGTACAATCATTACTTGTACCTACGGTTTCATTCATTGGGATAACATAATTACCATCCTTATCATATCCTGCATCTCTTAATGGGACACCATTATAATATGGGATTAATGTACCAAATGTATTTGGCTGCCATTGTATAAATTCTCTTGCAATTGTTGTCAATCGACTTAATGCTTTAGCATTCATAAATAATACTTGCGCACCACCATCAACTTTTCTTATTAAATCATTAATTAATTCAAGAAAATTTTGTTGTGCAGTTTTTGCAGTATTATCATTTCCGAGTGGAACACTTATACCATTAGTTGCGGGTGTTATTTTTTGAGCCGAAGGAACTTTTAATTTTAATCCCTGAAATTCATTACCACTACCTGAACCATTAAAGAAATATTTCTGGAATTGCTTTCCAAGATTTTGACCAAAGTTTAATAATTCTCTTGCTCGTACACTTGCTATATCTAATCCTCTTCTTTCATGCGCTCTATCAACTTCTACTTTATCACCAAGTATTCTTAATACCGGATTAGCAAAAGCAGGAGTAATTACATTATTTGGATAATCACTATCTAATGCTCTAAATTGTCCGCCACTTGCAGTTGCTGCTTTTCTTGAATAATCTGCATTACCTGTAATTGAATAAAATTCTGCAAATTCAAGTACAGTAGATCTGCCAATCATTTGCGAGATAACTTGTTGTGTTAGTGTATCTTGTGCTGATATTTGTTGTAGTTTCATTTTTACTCCTTTATTGGTTCATTTGTTTTTTAATTTCTTCTGCAACAATTAATGATATAGGCTTATCATTGATGTTATTATCTGATTTAGATTTTTCATCTAAATCTATTATCCTTGGCAAACTTTCAATAAATTCTATTAATAATGAATTTGGAGATGATTTTGTATGATCAGAAAATTCAAATATATCTTGCGATTTTGTTGCTTCCCATAATTTTTTTATAGTTGGTACTATTTTGGGTAATAATCTGCCTTCACTAATATTTTTATTTATAAATTCTGTAAATTGTTTTTCATCAAGTTGTTTTTGCATCTCAGAGAAATTTTTTTCTGCTTTTTCTTTTGCAATTGTTAACTCAGTAATTTTTGCTTTAAGATTTTCAAGTTCAGAGACTTTTGTTTCAAGCTCTGTTAATTTTTTAATTTTATCTTCATACTCTGCTATTTGTTGTTTAAGTTTGTCTATTTCAATTTGTTGCGTAGATTCATCATGGTCTAAAGGTAACTCAGATAATTCAATATTTATATCTTTATCCTGGTCTTTAAACTCTACATCCGGCAAACCTTTAACTGCTGGCGGAGTTGCACCTAAAAAGCCAACATGCCTCAAAGTGCCATCAGGATAAAGTGAGATTGATCTCTTTTTAAATAATCCTTGTCTTACCATTTCAGCAAAGTCGCTCTGCAATTGTTTAGGCAATGCATAAAGAGTATCTCCAACTCTTTTCAACTTTTCAATCCAGCCGTATGCAGGTGCATTTTCTTTTGGATGACCAATTACTATAGGGGCTTCATGTTTTGATGGATCATATTTTGCGACTATATTATCAAGATCTGCTTCGGTCCATTCTTTTGTTTTTCCTGAATTATCAGTATGTTTGCCAGTACGAAATATTGCAAACCACTTCATTTCTTCTCCTTTTTTGTTGTTGCTCAAAAATATCACATCAATGATTATTATCTAACTGAACGGTTCAGCAAGAAACAAATCTATTTGTTTTTATTTTTTAACAGATAATAAAAGGGATTTATTATGGAACTTAATACAGATTTGTTAAATATTTTGGCGAATGGTGGAATCGCAGTAATAATATTTGTAATCTGGTTTGTAACATTTAAAACACAAACTAAACAATATACAGATTTAGTTGAAAGATTATTCAATCAAATCGAACAAGATCTTAAATACAAAGAATTACTATTGGGCGTACTTACACGATTAGAAACAAAAATTGATGCAAGGAGGAACAATGAATGAATTATATATAGCAAAGGGTAAGCTTGCTGACTTACAAAAATCTTATGAACTTATTGAAAAGCGTGCTGATGCATTGTTAATACAAATACGAGAACAATTAAATCCAATCAGTGATCTTTTAGAATTTGATATTGATTTAATTCTTGAAATGGTTAAAGAATTTCGTTTATTACAATTACAGGCTCGTGAAATCAATGACAAAATTAATATAATCAAAGAAAATTATAATCTATGAAAAATGCAGCTTTATATGAAGAAGCAAAACGTTTATATGTAATAGAGGGGTTTTCTCTCGATGCAATAGTGCAATTATTAAAAAAAAATGTTTCAAGAAAAACTCTTTATAACTGGAAAGTAAAAAATAATTGGGATGAACAAAGAGATAAATTCTTGAAACAAAATGAAGATTTACAAAATGAAATTTTAGAAATTGCACGAGCTACTATTAAAGAAGCAAAAGCCAATCCAACACCACATAATATTTATGCAGTAGTAAAGGCAATAAGCGCATTAAAACTTCTTCAAGGTATTAATTTTAAAGATGACACTGAAGATAAACCCAAAAATATAAGCAAAGAAACTATAGAATTTATACAAAAAGAAATACTTGGGGTTTAATATGTTATTTAATATGCAATTTATTCATTACGATTGGGTGAACAATTAATAATCTAACAAAAACTAATAATAAAAGAAAAATAAAAAATGATGATAAAAAATAGTTCAACTAACTCCATAAAATCATTTAAAACCTATTTAAAACCTGTTTAAAAATGAAGATTTTTTTATGAACGACCCTAAATATAGGGTTTTTTACGAAATGCTCTTATATGCGATTTATGAAAGGATTTTAAAAAAGGAATAAATTATGAGCATCTTAGACTTTGATAATGTAATCAAAACAAAAGTAGCATTTTACAGGTTTAATCATTACGAAAAAATGTTTAAAGTGAAAAAAAACGGAATAGATTATGATTGGGCGGATGTGGAAAATATTATTGTAATTGCTAAGAAGGATAAGAAAAGTAATACTGAAGATATGAGATTATCTTTAAGTGAGGGAAATATACAAATAGGCACTGGATGGATGAAATGGATTCTAAATGCAACAAAAACAAGTTTAGCACCTGGCGAATATA